TCAGCAAACTGAGCCTCAAAGCTCTTAGTAGCTTCATGCTCGGCCTTCAGCTTGCCTTGATTAGCGATAACTTGGTTAACCTTCTCGCTGAGGTCAGCAAGGGTCTCACCTTTCTTTACTGCATCTTCGTTGAGTTCTTTGATACGATCTTCTGCTTTTTTATCAATTGCAGAAACTTCGCTTTTCAGTTGCTCCTTGTACTCCTTCAATTTAGGGTCAAGGGCTTCAATTACGTCTTTAACTTCCATACGTTTAAAAATGTTTTAGTATTAACAACTCTATTGCCTTAGCAGCATCCTCGTCTTTCTTTTCCGGCAGAGTGGCTTTTATTTCCGGCTCTGTGGTATTCTCGAACACTTTAGATACTTGCTTTGTATCGAAAAGCCATTGAAGGCGCTTCAATTCTACTATTAGGAGGCTTGAATCATCGTTAGCGTATTTGTCAGACTTTATACGTTTGATAATCTCCTCTATCTTTTCCGCTGCGGTAATTTCCCTGTCCTCCTCTTTACCTATGAGAGCCTTTACCACTTGCATAGTAGGTGTGTTAGGGTTTGCGCCCCACAATACGGCACTACCCTCCCAAAGAGCAACCTCCTCAATCACATTATAACCGTCCCCCTTTGACTCCCTGACCACGTTAAACCCTACGCTATGCTGAGTAAACTCCCCCGCCTCGTAAATGGGCCATGCAACTTCACGCCATGCAAAGGAGTTTTTATAGTGGCTGATACCCCCTGCGTGTCTATCATCCCTCCACAACTCTTTAAACTTTGACAGCGCACTAAAAGAGTTTTTGCCATGATCTAGCATGTGCCAAATCTCATTAGTCCCCTGCGGCCCTCTCTCCTTAAATGTCTTATCAAAGGCAGTAGGAACAATTAAATCACCGTCCCTATCTACCGTCTGCATCTCAGAGAAAGCAATTTTTACAGACTTGGTTTTATTATCCAAGTCCACCGCTTTTAAGTTGTATATTTTGTTACAAAGCCTCATCTCTTCCTTATTAATTTTCCATTCCTATCTCGTTTCGGCTCAAAAGCCACTCTACATCTACAGTTAATCGTAAATCCCGCTGGTGCTGATGTGTCCCCCGGCTGCATTGCTTGAACTCCCATCGAATTAAAAGGCTCGTAATAATCCACCGTCTGCCCGTCTAATGTCCAATGGTCAAACTCATCTCTAGGTATTCGCCTTGTCCTTTCATCCTTCGCCGCTATCCATACTTTACTAACCTCAAAAGGAAGGCTTTTAGCCCCCTCCATGTGTCCCATGTTGCTAGCCCTGTTGGTCTCCGTCCTCGCTATCCTCGCCGCCCTGAACCTGGTAAACGTGTACCGCTCGTCATTTAACCTCGCTTGTATCATTCTGGCTATCTCAGCCTCCCCTAATCCCTGCTCTGTACCTTCCTGTATAGCCTCGTTTACTATCCTCAGCAGCAAGTCCCTGCTATTACCACTTATCGTAACCACCATCTGAAGCCCGTACTGCGCTAGCCAGTTATTTACGTACTGCGTCCATTCTTCCGCTACACCCATACCTACGAACTTCTGGCCCTTCAGGCTGTTGTAAGTCATCCCTGAGAACGTTAGAAAGGTCTCCCTAAACATCCGCTGGTAGACCCCTAGCAGCTCAGTATTCCAGGATTCTAGCATGGAATCACTCACCGATGTAAAAGAACTCATATGCCTATTCAGCACTTCCTCTATCTGCCCCCTATACTTTCTTTCCAGCTTCATCCGCTGTACTTCGCCCTTCCTCCAGTATTCTCTCCTTTGCTTCGGGGTCATTCTTCAATCTTTCAAAATAACTCTGCCTTGCCGCCTCCCTGCACCGCCTTTCAATTAAGCATCGCTTTTCTATCTCTAGCCTCGGAAACCTTCTCATCACCGCCTGCCATAATAGCCCTTCCATGTTCCCGTATTCCATCCTCTAGCGTTAAAAGACTGTTCTGCTTTATCCAGTACTCCTCAACCAATGCCACACCATCCATTATCTGGTACACGTCCCATCCATTATTCACTATTACCCTAATACTGCACATCGTTGTCAGGTAATGGGGTTAAATCCATCCCTATATCCTCTAGCTTGCTATATCCACTAGGAACAAGTACTGTGTCCATAGTAGGATCAACAACAGGCTCATAACCCAAACACTCCCGCATTTCATTAGGTGTAAGCACCCATGACTTCATCACCCAATTACTCATCTTCTCCATGTCCCGCTGTAACTCCGGCAGGGCTGATACATCATAGTCGATAAATACATTCCTATCCTTGAACCTCGGCAGTAACCACCTGTTAAGCTCATCCCTAGCGCTAGCCATCATCGGCATTATGGTATTCGTCACCAAATCCCGCATAGCATTCTGGTAGTTGTTGTCCGCTGTATGTGCCGTGTCAAATAATACCGTTGGTAATCCTAGCACCCTGCACCACTGATGCAGTGTCAGGTCCATCACCTTCACTATATCCATGTCCACCGCTGAAAGCCCGAAATTGAGATAGTCGTAAGGCTTTGCCAGTATCCCTATTGAGTTAGCGTTATCTAGTCCGTTGAACCTATTATTTATCTGCTTGGTTGCCTCCGCTAGTTGCTCAGGGGTCATGTTAACCACCGTATTGCCTACCACCGCAGGACTAAGCGCACCCCTACTGCCGCCGTTCTTTAACATAGAAGCCATAGCAGCACCTCCATTGTCCCCCATTAGGTAGGTTTTCCATGCCACTTCTACTACACTAATACCCCGCATGTGTACACGGGTATAAGCATCAAAATCCGGCCTCCAATTCTTCCACCGTAACACATTCTCCTTAGGTAGATTAACCCCTGCCCCTATCTCTAACCTATGCCCTAGTATCCCGTAGACATCACTCTTATCGTAATAGTCCTTAACGTACTGAGTGGGGAGAACCTGAAGCTCCACAAACTGCCCGTTCTGAATCATCCCATCGTTACCCCAGATATTAGCTTCACCGCTAATAACCCTATAGCCAAACAAAGCCTCAAAAAACGCGTCTTGCCCTTGATTAGGGTTAGGTCTCTTTAGCAAGTTGGCTAAGTCCGTACCCTCAATAATCATATCGGGATCGTAGGCATCCTTCCTCACACTTATCAGCTTGTCCATCACGCCAGGACTACCAATGCCATGAGATAAGCTCTTATACCTCGTTAACGCTACCTTAGCCTTTTGTCCGTCCTTTACTTGATATACATACCAAGGAATAGAAGCAGCCTTTCTAACAAGAAATTGAGCAACGGCATATAGGTCAGCACTTGATTTATACGCCTTTACCCAGTCGGCCTCCATGTAGGGACTAATAGCCACAGAATTAACGGGGATCATCCCGTATTCCGTAGTGTTCGGATTTAACCCTTTCTTTCTCTTAAACCAATCTAGTAGCCCCATTATAGTATGAAGAAATCCGCTTCTGTCGTCTTTAGTTTTGTAAATACGGCATATCTCAAAGCATCGGCAGCATGGTCATTGGCTTTCTCTGGCTCGTCTAGTATCTTACCGTCCTTATCTACTTTCCACTTGTATGACCCTAGTTCTTTTCTGAGGTTCTGGCTATTCATCGTTACATAAAGCGGCATACTCTTAACCTTCCTTATCCCCTCCGTTACGTCCTTATCCGCTGCCATTACGTTAAATCCTGCCCTGTATAGTTCCTCTATGGTCTTAGGCTCTGCTGCATCGCAGTATATCTCTGCGTAGGGGCTTATACCTAACCCTTTTATTCTCTCCGCTAGGTCATTGGTAGTGAGCTTGGATTGATACAGTATTTCTTCAACGTATATCGCCCCTTCATAATGCTCTACCTTAACCAGTGCGCTTGGTACATTGTACCCAAAATCGAGACCATACCAAACATTACCCTTATTGGGCATTTCATCTATAATCCGCTGGTGGGTGTATATCTGCTCTTCACTTGCTCCCCTCTCTCCTAGCCCGTATATCTTCCACATCAAAGGGTCTGCATCTCTATACCGCTCTATCACTTGCCGCTGTATGTCGGGCAGATATGGGTTGTCTAGGTAGGTGCTGTGTATCTTCTCTGCTTCCTTGCTATCCGCTAGCTGATACACCCAACAATCAAAGTCCGCAGGGTTGAGGTCTAACAGTACTTTACCAGTTGTCCTCATGTCTAGCTGGTCAAACACGGCTTTAGAGATTAGGTTAGCCTCGTTGATAAACAAAATATCCCTTCCGGGTCCTCTAGCCTTCCCTGGTTCTTCTAGCCCGAAGAATTCTGAATATGATCCGTTAGGTAGGTTATAGACGTTATCCGTCTTGTTATGTTCTGATTCATCGTACAGCCCCCATTTGTGCATGATCTCTAGGAAGTCCCTCAAGGCACCCTTTTTAAGATGCGGAAGAGAGTGACTGACTACGGTAATTCTTGTGTTAGCGTTCTTTTCAGCATAACCTATCAGTAGCTGAAGAACCCCGTAGGTCTTACCTGACCTTGCACCGCCCTCGTTTACGATGTACCTTTTGCCGCTATGTAAAAGAGCATTAGCCGTTAACCTCTGCGGTCTTGTCGGCTGTATTCTCAGTTCCAAAATCAAATATTATTCGTGGCTTCCCCTTCAGTTCGTGGGTGTTCTCCTGCTTTACTTTGGTTGTACTTAGTGCCTCTAGCTCATCAGTATCTGCTAGGAGTTTGAACGCTGCTATCTCTAAAGCGGGGTTGTTGCTTTCCTCCCACCTGTCTAGCATTTTTACTTTGCGCTTTATACGCTGTTCGTGTATTTTTGACAGTATAGCCTCCGATTTTTCCAACTCCCACTCATAAAAAGTACTGCTGGCTATCGGTAGATATTGCACCAAATGGGTAATTTTCCTTACCCCATGTTCTTCAATCGCTCTTAGTGCTTTGTCAATAATATCCGCTTTGTTGTATGCCATGTATACACCTCCCCCAAAGTTTAGATATTTGCTAATAATAAATAAAATATCTTATCAACGTAGAGTGGATAATTGCAATACCTACCACATTGAGCGGTTAGTAACTTAGTGCTGCATGTGAAATTGTTTTCCCCGTCTTTTTCTAGAGATGGGGTTTTAGTTCTTCCTCCCGAACAACTTGGTAA